GTCCCGCTGGGCCTTGTCGAACACCTCTACGAAGGAGAAGGATGCACACGGCGGCATTTCGGAAGCCAGCATGGGTACGTTTTCGGCGATCCATGCCGCAATTTTGTCTTTGGCGGCGTTGCGGCGGGGCTTGTCATCGCGGTGGATGGCATCCAAGATCATTACCAAAGCTGGTTTCGAGAGCTTAGAAAGCTGTTCGGCCAGGGGGTAAGGATTTTCGTGCAGCAGGGGCGACGTGCGCAGTTCATCGGCGAGATCGAGATCATAGCAGGTAACGGCCCGCTGGCGGTCGTCTACCCGCTCACTGGTGTAGTACAGCATATTCTCGATGTGCTTTTGTGCAGCCTCGGAAAGCTGTTCCACAAGGGCAATGCTGTCCTCAAAGCTGATCTGTGCTTCGTTCCGTTCGCCGCTGCTCCTGCCCGTCTTATAGTCCAGAGGGATGATCCCAAGCTCCATAGCAAGGCGATAGATATGCTTGCAGGGCTTTTTCCGTTTCACAAAATCGTTGCAGGTGCAGGCGGCAAGGCTGGTCTGATAGGGCAGCTTGCCGGAGCCGTAGAAAACCCCGGTTTCGTGTTCCCGGTCAATGCTGGTGGGGCTGGTCTTGCTCTGCTGGGCACTGTTCAGCCGCTTTTCTTCGTCGGGTCCGGCGTTCTGTTCAGGCCAAGGGCCAAATGCAGGAATCGTATACATGAGAATACCTCCTTGTCGGTTTTTGTTACTGGATTTCGTTACAACCATGATAGGGCAAAACGCAAAGAAAAGCAATAAAACGCAAGAAAGATTTCGTGTGGAATCCAACAAAATCCCCGGCGGATGGCCGGGGCGCAGGAATCAGGCAAAGCGGATGGTGTTTCGTGCCATGCGGCCGCGCAGGGCGGAGAGCGTCAGACTGCCGCAGGCGTTATCCCATCCACCCCCGGCGGCGGGAATGTAAGGATACAGGGTGCGCGGGTCGTTGGAATCCGGGTCAACGAGATGGTGGACGCGCCCGGTTTCATCGTCCGTGTAAACGTCCCATCCTGCAATGCTGTGGCGGGTATAGGCTTTCATGCTTGAATACTTCCTTTCGCGTTTCGTGGTGGGCAGCGGATCAGGCTTCGGTGAAGTGGGAGACAGTGCGCCGGGACAGCGCAAAGGCAATGGCGGGCACATCGTCATCCGTTTCGCTGTGGGCTTTGATGGCCTCGGCGATGCGGGCCAAATCGTCCACCGTGATGCCGCCCGGCTTGCGGCTGCTCTCGGCTGCATCGTTCAAGATGCGGTCGTATTCCTCGCAGTCGCAGCAGGTGCAGTAGCCGTTGGCAATGCAGGCGTAACGTGCGCCCTCAGCGTCCAGAATGCGGGTCTCTTTCAGTTTCATTTCGTGACAGCTCCTTTTCGTATTTCGTGAGGTTGGATTTCGTGATACTCCCGGCGGGATGCCGGGGCAGATGGGGCGGGGCTGCTTTACGGTGCTTGCCCTGCCAGAGTGTCCGTTTTCGTTATGCGTTCAGCTGTAAGAAAGTGGATTTCGTGGGGATCAGGTGCCGGGTGAGGGTGTCGGTGTAGCTTTCCTCGCCCTCGAAGCTGTCCACCACCTTCCGATCAGCGGCGGGCATATCGTGATAGCTCTTTTTGCCGTAGGACGGGGGCAGCCAACCCTTTTTCTGGCTGGCGTAGAGGTTGAAGGACTTCAAAACGTCCTCGTTTGTGAACTCGATGTGGCAGGTGCCCTTTTTGTAAAACGTGGCGGTGAAGTAGTGAAGCTGGATCTTCTGGCTCTGCCCGGCCTGCTCTGCGGCTTTCAGGGCTGCCCGGAGTTCGTCGCCGTTGTACTTCTGGCCGTTGGTGTCCAGGTAGTGCAGCACCCGCTCGATCTGAGAAAGTGCGCTTTCCACGCGCCACGACGGTTCAAACCTGCCGGACCAGTCACTAAAGGCACAGCAGCGGAAAATGACCTTTTTGCCGATCTTGTAAGCCGAATTAGTACACCAGCCGTTGTAATAGTGGATGTTCTTTGAATACTCGGAGCAGTAGTGAAGGTTTGTCCAGTTGTCGAACAGCCCGATTATTTCATCTTCGATGCCCTGCACGATGTTGGCGGACATTTCTTCCCGAACGGTCAAGATGTTATAAGTGCTGAAATCGTAGTCGGAAAGCTCGGCGATTCGTGAACGGTATTCGTTCTGCATATCGTTGGTGAGGTTGTCCCGGATTTGCGGCAGGTCAAACAGCTTTTCCCAGTACAGGGCGCGCAGGCGGCGGATCGCCTGGTTATAGTCCCGGTTGAATGCAAGCACTTCGCTTTCATTGTCGTCTGCCGTGGCAGAGGAAAACAGGGATTTGATCCCGTTGTATTCCTCGAAGATTCGGCGGATGCCCTCAGCTGCGGCGTTGTACCGCTCAATGGCTGCCGTGATGGGGTCCGCAGATACCAGCGCGGCAAGTTCGGGATCGGTCTTTAGGCGTTCCGTGGTTTCGTGCTGCAATTCCAGGCGGATTTTGCTTACTGGCTCCCGCTCGGGGATGTCCACCGACACAAGCGCAACCTCGACCCGGGCGGCACGGCGGGCGTTTTTGAAAGCGTCCGGGATGTACTTCACTGTGGCGTTGAGCTTTTCCAGCTGTGCCGCAAGCTCTTTTCGTTCGTTGGTGCAGGGGTTGCGGATCGTCTCCGCGTTGAGCAGACAGCGGATTTTGCCGCCGTCCTTCATCACGTCCAAGGCTTTGAGCAGGTGGGCAGCCCCGGCGGAAAAAGGCGGGTTCATCACGATTGCCGCATACTTCTTGCAGGGGCGGAACGTGAGAAAATCATCATGCACCACGCGGAAATCGTCTTTCTTGAGCTTCGCCCGGAGATCACTGGAAAGCTCGATGCAGTCAAGATCAACCTTTTCCAGCCTGTCCAGATACTCCCGGCGGACCTTTCCCGTTTTGGGATCGTGGTAAATGCCGCTCGTGGTGTGAATCTGGCGGGCAAGTGCCCCATCACCGGCGGACGGTTCCAGCACGGGGCTGGGGAAGCGGCGGAAGCCGTGGATTTCGGTTTCTAGGCTGTGGACCATCTCCCATGCCAGATTGTCCGGCGTGGGGTAGAAGTCCAGGGCATCGTTTGGCGTTGTCATGGTGTGAACCTCTTTTCGTGTTTCGTGATAGCCCCGGCGGGGCGATGGGGCGGGGTCGCTTTGCGGTGCGGCCCTGCTGAGGTGTCCGGCAGAGGGTCAGGCGGTGTAGAAGTAGCCGCGGCGGGCACAGATAAGGGTGATCCGGGCGGCGTCGATCTGCGGTTGAAGTTCCGCGGCCTTGCAGGGGCTGAGCCGAATTTCGGTGCGCAGGGTCTGGATTTTCCACACGGCGGGAAGCTCCACGTTGATCTGCTCGAAGATGTTGTTAAACTTTTTCATGGTTCGTTCTCCTTTTCGTTTCGTGATATGCCCCCGGCGGGCTGCCGGTGGGAAGTGGGGCGGGGTTGCTTTTATCGGTGCAGCCCTGCCAAAGTATCCGGGGCGGTTTCGTGTCATGCCAGCAGACCGGCGGCAAGGCTTGCAAAATCAAGCTGTTGCACAGCGGCGGGGGCGTTCTCAGCTTCCGCAACGTCTTTTCGTGCCTTGCGCCATGCGCTGAGGGCTTCGGCCTGCGCCTTGCGGTCCGTTTCGGGCACGGCCAGGAAAGCGGCCTTTGCCTTGCGTTCCGTCTGCTTGAGGGCAGCGGCGTTGCTCTTGGGTTTCGTGGTGGTGCGCTTGGCGGGCTTCTTGGGCAGCGGCTCGACGTGGACCAGTTCCGGCAGTTCGTGGCGTTCTTCAATGACGACGGGCGCAGGAGCCGGGGCGGGTGCGGGCTGTTCCGGGGCGTTCAGCTTGTCCAGTGCCAGCACAAAGGCGGCGGCTTCCCGGTCACTGCTGATAAAGTCGTCCATCTTCTGGATCATCCGATCAACCAGGGCATGGAAAACGGGGTCGTTCTGGCTCTTGTCGTCGAAGACCTTGGCGGCGTTCTGCTCTGCCTTTTCGTCGTCGGGGTCGTCGCTGTTGTAAAGGCGGCTGTACTCTGCCGTGTAGAGGGTATAGAGCTTGTCAAGGTCGATCTTTGCGGCCTTGCGCTCTGCGGCCAGCTTCTTGTTATAGGCCATGATCTCAGCGACGGAGCCAAAGCGGGCAGCGGGTGCGGCCTTGGCATCCTCAACCTGCAGGCAGCTGAACAGGTAGGATTTCGTGGGGTAGAAGTGCGGGGCGGGGGCGGCTTCCTTGCCCTCAGCTTCGGCGGCTTCCCGCTGTTCCTTGCTGGGCTTCGTGGTGTACTTCCACAGATAGCAGGTAATGAGGCTCTTTTCCCCGGTGCGGATGCGCTTGTTCAAGCTGTTCCACTTGGCGATGGTGTGCAGTTCGTCGGCGGCAAGAACGGCTTCCACGTCGGCGATGGTGGCGGGCTTCTCGTTGCCGTTCTCGTCGATGGTGATCGCCTTTGCAGCGATGGCGGCGATCTGTTCCGGGGTGTGGTGTGCGGTGGCGATGGCGTGCAGGGTGGCGGGGTCGAGCTTCGCGGCTTCGTTCAAAATGATCTGTTCGTTCGTCATGGTACTTGCTCCTTTTCGTGTTGTGGTTGGTGTTCGGGATGATCTCCCGGCGGCTGCCGGGGTAGTGGGGCGGGGTCGCTTTACGGTGCGGCCCTGCTAAGGTGTCCGGCGGGGGTCAATCGTCGATGGAGCAGCAGCTCCAAAAGGCATCTTCTACGGTGTCGTCGCTGAAATCGTCCGGGGTGCCGTTGGCGTTCACAACCAGCTGGACCCGGTCGAAGATGCGCAGATCGGTTTCGGCATCCACCAGAAAAAACCAGTCGTCGCCGTCCTTCAGGTCGCTGCACCAGACTTGCACCCGGTCGCCGTAGGCGTACAGCCCGCGCACCTCAGCCGGGGCGATGTACCGCCCCAGAGGGCCGACGGTGTAGGGACAGGCGGCGGAAGCGGTGGGGGCCAGCAGCCCGGCGGCAAGTGCCAGAGCAGCGGCGGCGGTTGCGATCTTCTTTGAAATTCTCATGGTTCAAATCTCCTTTTGCTTTTCAGGTTTGCCCCGGCGGGCTGCCGGGGTAGTGGGGCGGGGCCGCTTTGAGCGGTGCGGCCCCGCTGGGGTATCCGCTTGACTATCACCCCCGATCTGTGGTAAACTGGCTTACAAGATGGACGTTCGGAAATTCATCTTGCAAGCCTGTCACCTGCTCAGTGGGTGGCGGGCTTTCTTTTTGCCCACTGTTCGAGCAATTCCGCCCAAATCCGCCGCTTGACGGATTCGGGGAGCTTGAAAAAATTTGCGCTCATGTGTCGGTTCTCCTTTCGGCTTACTCGCAACCGTTCCGGCTTGTCGTCCGGCTCGCTTGCTGTGGCTACATGGTACCACGCCGAAACAAGGCTGTCAAGCGTGGAACCACGCAATCTACGTTTTGCACAAAAAACGTGGAACCATGTTGTGCAAAATGCACATGGAACCACGCCGACAAATCTTGTATAATATAATTATTCCAAGTGTGCCGAAATGGGGGGATATTATGGCATTGAGTGAAAAGAAAGCGATAACAGACAAACGGCATCAAGACAAGCTAGATAAAATAAAAATTCAGCCGTACAAGAATCAAGGCGCAGCACTCCGCGCGGCGGCTGCTGCCGCTGGGCAAAGCGTACAAGGGTATGTGTTGCAAGCGGTTCAAGCCCGGATGAAGCAAGAGGGCCTAGAGTGGCCGGAGCCGGACAAAGGGGAATAACATGCTTGTCGCCCGGCTCGCTTGCTGTGGCCTAATCTTAGCATGACGGAATGCCGCTGTCAAGCATGACGGAATGCTTTCTGCGTTTTGCACAAAAACATGACGGAATGCTTGTTGATTTTTGCATGGCGGAATGCCGCTGAATTTGCTATAATATAATAAACGCAGGCGCGAAAAGAGGTGATATAATGCCAATCTCGGAGAAAAAGAAAATCACAAATAGCCGATATATTGCAAAATGCGATTCAATCCAGATTCGACCCTCGAAAGATCGGGGCGGAGAAATCCGGGCAGCAGCGGCGGCGGCTAAACAGAGTGTGCAGGCCTATATCTTGCAGGCTTGCGCCGAAAGAATGGCCCGTGATGGATTCACCCAGGCGGAATCCGGGGAAGAAGGGGGCTAAGGGGGGATAATAGGGCGGCATAGAACCTAGTTCACCGTTACCGATGGGGCGATATGCCGTTAAGTGAAGAATCTGACCCCTTCGCCCGGCGGCATTTTGCCGGATCATCCGGCGGCGAAACTGTGCCGCCCTGAAACGGTGTCAGCGGGACCCGTGCCCGGTGCCCTGTGCGGGTGGATCAGGTGCAGCCGGAACCAGTGCCCGACGGCCCCGGCCCCGATCAGCACCGGGAAGGACCCGCCCCGCCTCGATCAGCAGCAGAAACGAAAAAGCCAGAGTGAACGGCCTGCGCCGCCCGCCCTGGCTTTTCTTCTGCCCGCTGCCCGCCCCGATCAGCACCGCCGCCGCCCCGATCAGCACCGGGAAGGACTGCGCC